AGAAGCGTCCATCTTCTGCCGACTCATAAAAGCGATCAATATAAGTTGATTTAATCTTCAGTAGCTTATTATAGATACGTAGGTTCTTACACCATTCGTATTTATCAGATAAGGCCTGAATCATATCATCATCGAATTGTGATTGCCCTTTTGCAGTCTTAGATAAAGGCTTTTCTTTTAAATAATTAAAAGCAATCTCACCTAACTGCTTCTTAGACTGAATGTTAATAAACTCACCGTCGTTAAACTCCTTCCAAAGTTTCATAGAGACTCTAACTACTACTTCTTCTTTTAGATGAGTTAAGTCTCCGGATAATAAATACTCTCTTACTGGATGTTCGTCAAGCATAAGAACGTTTGCCTGCTTTAATGAATAACCTCTAGCCGTTTTAGGCATTGGTAATCCATACAAGTCAACTAAGGTACAAGCCCATTTGCCTTTATGTGAAGGTGGAAATTCTTTTAACGCCACATCAATAATCCATTCTTTAACTTTCTGAAGCTTCATTAGTTCTACCAATACTGCCTGACGGTACTTATCTTGATCGGCAATAATAGCCTCTCTAGTTGTTTCTATTAAAGGTATATCAAGAGCTATCCCTTCGATCTCCATCGGCACAGTAACTTCTCTATACAAAGGCATTACTTCGTCATTAAAGAAGAATTCTTCTAGTCCTTCTTCTTTTAAAACCTGTAGGAAGTAATTACAGATCCTTAAAGTTAAATCCGTATCTGCAGCAGCATACTCAGATAATAAATTAATATCTGCTTTATAAATCTCAAAATTATCTTTAGTAACTGCTCCTCCATTCTCTTTAATGGATGCTTTCAAGTTCAACTGCTCTTGGTTGGCAGCTTCCTGAATATTCAATCCAATCTTATCCTGAATCATAATAGCAATTGATTTCAATCCAAAAGGATTACCGTAACCAAATGCTCCTTCTTCTTTTACTGTATGAACTAGTAATGCAGTATCAACCCATAATGAAGGTAGTAAATCAACCTTATAAAAGTTATCTGTATAACGGCAGTCAAAAGATGCATTATGCATTATAAGCTTCTTCCCAACAAGCATTGGGATTAACTTCCTTGCTATTTTATGACAGCTGATGCCTTCAATCTGACATTCCTCTAAAGATTCTGTTTCATTATTCCAGGTCATAGTAGGCATGTAGAAACCCATTCCTTCTTCTCCTGAGACTGAAAAGCCGATGATTTTACCCTTCCTTGGATTCAAAGAAGTAGTCTCAGTATCATAAGCTAGTATTTCTTTCTCGTTGATGTGTTGAATAAGTAAGTCAACAAGCTCCTTACTATCAACTTTGTAGTACTTTTTTTCGATAACCATTACCTAAAGATACGAAAAAAGCCCCTGCAAGGCAAGGGCTCTTTAATTTATTTTGGATAATTTTAATTTTGTTTTTAATCGAAGTCCTTAAAGTCAACAGGAACATTAAACTGTTCTGCAATATATTCAATTGCTTGCATTGCTGCTTCTTCCATTCCAATTTCGTTAACATGAGCAATATTCTTAACTATTTGATGTAAGTCGTTGAAGTTAGCTTGAGAAAGATCTGCTTCTTTAAGAATTTTTTTCTTAGACCAAGATTCAAGAATCATATCTGTTTTCTTGATTACTTCGTTTAAAGGATTCTCATCATCCTTCATGTATTGTTCCTTCCAATAATCGTCGATAGAGTTTGAGATGTTATTAAACGTAGCACCGTATTCCTCAGCTAAGTCTTTAGTTGCCTGAGATATTGCGTCAATTTTGCTCATTCCTCCTGCTCTATACTTCTTAAACAATGGTGCATATTTTGCATAAACTTCATCGTGGTTTAGATATACACTGCCTCTTCTTAATTCACCAGCTTCTTCTAAGCTAGGCTCTTCTTTTGGACCTACTGCGTACTTATTTGCTTCCTCTTCCTCATAGTCAGAAACCATTCTCTCCTCATCAGGAGTCATTGCACCTATTTTTAAGTCGTAAGCTTGGTTTCTAAATGCATCTCTTTCAGCATAGCCTCTACCGGTATCGTCTGCTTTTTTCATTAAGTCTAGATACTCCGGGTCATTAAACTCTGACATAGATTGCTTTATAAGTTCTTTCAATTGAGCCTTTTTCATATATTATAAATAGGCTTTATTTCTGCTCCCATGAGTGAGTACCACCTTGGAATTGACCGTCGTAAAGTTCTGCGTCTTCTTTTGTTTCATGAACAATCATTTGAGCCACTCTTGCATTCTTTTCAACTATAAGCTTCACATTCACAATCATAACTGTACCCATCTTCTCAGTCTGAAAGCCTGGATCCCAAACCGGAGATACAATTGATGTTCCTGTTCTGTAAAGGCTGCTTCTATGAATGATGAATGCTGCTGCATTAGCAGGAATCTTACATCCTTCGTTAAAAGTAATTGCATAAGTGCCTGGTTCAAGCACCCAGCATTCTTTATGATCTACCTGAGTAGTTTCTATCTCCTTAAATCCTAAAGGGTCAATATAAGTTCTATCTTTAAAAACCACACTACCCATTGTACAAAGGTGAACTGATTCTAATGATAAATCAATACCAACCTGTGCTGGTTTTGAGTATTCTGATGGGATTACAATCCCTTGGTCTAATATTTGTTTTGCTGTTAACATATTAATCGTCTATAAATTCTCCTGTGATGTAAGGCTGGTTTCTTTTCAAGCCACCCTTTCCATCAAGCCCGTACCCGACTAGGAAAGCCTCTCCTTGTAACTCAAACCCATACATCAGATCCTCCATATAAGAATAACTTCTCTTAAATAAAGTAACCGGTGTAATTGACTTTGGGTTTCTACTTTGAAGATGGGCTACTAACTTTCTCATAGTGTTACCTGAATCGAATATATCATCAACAATATAGACATCCTTCCCGGTAATATCAACGTTTATATCCTTTAAAATATCAACTCGGTCTTGAACTTGACCTAGATAAGATTTAGCTTGGATGAAATCAATCTCGCAATCAACCTTCATGTTACGTACTAAGTCTGTGAAGAACATAAATGCTCCATTTAATACTCCGATCATAACCCTTGACTGGTTCTCAGGGTTGTTCTTGTAGCTCACCTCAATAGCAAGGCTCTGTACTCTCTTCTTAATTTCTTTTTCTGTAAATAAGACTGTATTCATTTTATTTTTCTTCTCAAAAGATACGAAAAAAATATTTCAAAAGCAAATGTAAAAGTGCAATAAAGTAAAATAAAGTCAATAAAAGGGTGAATAATAACTGAGTAGTTAACCATTGCAGCTATCAAACAGCCAAGCATCGATGCTTTAAATAAGTGCCAGGCATCAGTCGTCCATACTAAAATGGTAGAGCTATAAGGGAATCTTTCCTTATACTGAGGATAGATACCGAAGTAGTACCACTTCTTTTCAGAAGGCTGTAAAGGGTAGCACCATTTAAATACCCAAGACTTTTTAGGATCCCAGAAGGAAGGATTGCGTTTGTAGAAGATGCTCTGCTTGAAAGCAACAAAAAGAATCTCATAGGTGGCATTAAATATGCCTGCTAGTGCGGTTAGTATAACTGTTATCATAGTTTTTATTTTAATGAGTCTTCTGTGATCGGCATTTCTCCATGGCATAAGCTGCCACGGCAGAATCTACCCATGAAAGTAATTTACCTCCGAATAGATTGCCGTGGAAGCCTAAGTCAAGTTTCTTAACTGGATGGGTTGATAGTAAGTCCATAATAATACTTTGTCCAGTTGTATCTTATATCTTTAATAAAGAAATCTTTATAACATTTAATTGCTTCTTCATGAGCCAATTCAATATTGGTTGATTTTACAATAACTGTTTTTTTTCTATTTGTTGTTTTATCTATTATCATAACCTTATACTCATGTATAGGTTCTATTTCCACATAGATAAATATCCACTACCCCGGTCTTTTTCCTCCTGTAAGTTTAATTACACCGCACGGCGGATATCATAACTTATTATGTGGTCCCTTCCGGTCCAATTATAACCCATATCGAATGCTTTTTCTAACGAGATTGGATACTGCTTGATTAATTCTTCTCTGTTATCACCAGCAGGCATTAACCAAGTTTTATTCTTAGGAATGTTGTGCCTTACTCTAAATTCCTCAATCTCAGCAATTGTTTCTTCTGTACCGTCGTAGACTGGTTTATAATGGTAATCTGCATGGTATGCAAGGGTCTGCTCAATTGCCTGATGATTTAAACGTAGTTTGTTATGTTGATCGATCATCTTCTGATCAACGAGCTTACCCATTGGTGTAGTAACGTCAATTTTAGGAACAGAATTACTAAACTTAGGTGAGAGAGAAATAAGACCAAACGGATAGTCTGTCTCAATAAAATGGCTGCCTTCTGTTTCAATCGTAATAAATATACCTCTTTCATTAGCAAAGTGAGTTAGTTCATTACAAAGATCAGGCTGCATTGTTGGACTTCCTCCTGTTAACATCATCTCAGTAATGCTAGGATTCTCATCGTAGATCTTAATAATGTCGTTGAATGTATAAGTTCCTTTACCTGGATGAATACTAGTATACCAAGAATCGCACCATCCGCCTTCTCCAAACCAGCATCTGTGAGTACAGCCTGTAGTTCTAACGGCTACTGTTGGTCTACCTTGTCTTGAACCTTCTGATTGAATACAGGTATAAAGTTCAAGGATTGGTAACGTCTTATTATAATCTAAAATACGACCTGGTTTTTTATTTTCTGTTGTCATAATTATCCTTCGTAGATTGCTGAGTTCTTTCCATGCTCCATAAACTCTACACGGACTACCTTAACCCTACCTTCAGTCTCTATGCTGATAAACTCCTGAAGCTTATTATAGATATACTCAGCAAACTTCTCTGCTCCTACTGCCGGTAAGATTCTAACCTGAGCTGCTCCTGCTTGACCCATTAACTTAAATGATTCAAGGAACGGATCATCTTCGGCAATAATCATAGTATGATCGAACATATAGTCCATCCAGGCTTTAGGATTCATTCCATCGATAGTTCCTTTAGCTCTTTTCATTCCACCAAAGTCCCATACCCAGTTCTTATGATCTAAGTCACCCTCAAACCATACCTTGAAAGATACTCCGTAACCGTGAATGTATTTGCAGTGAGTTCCATCTGCTCTCCATTGACGAAATACACAACTGAATCCGTCAAATACTTTTGTTGATTGATATTTTCCCATAACTAAATATATGAACTTTATTTGTTAAAAGCAACTCTTATGCTCTGTTATAAGATTCTAAAATTAAATTCGGTGGTTGAACGCCAACAAACTTCTGAGCTACTTGACCATCCTTTAAGATTAGGATTGTAGGAACGTTTCTTACTCCGTAAGTTGCTGCTAGGTCTGATTGCTCATCCACGTTAATTTTCTCTACCGGAACCGTTTGTCCGATCTGTTCCATTATCGGTGCAAATTGCTTGCAAGGACCGCACCAGGGTGCACTAAAATATAAAATTTTTTTCATACTAATTCTTCTAATATACCAATTGCTTCGCTAATAATTAAAATAACTGCTCCAAGGCTAATGCTCCAGAATAGAGCAACATAACCGGAGATTCTAACAGCTGATTTTAAAAAGCTGATTAATTGGTGTAGTTTTGGATCAGGTTGTTTCATGATTGTTTAATATTAATTTAACATGCTCAACTACTTGTTCCCAAGTTACTGGTCCATTCTCGTCTGCGTACTTAACTGGGTCTTTTCTTCCAAGTTTTAAGAATGCTTCTACTCGTTCTACTGAAGAGGCTGATTTATAATCTGAGAACCAGGTTCCTCTTTTAGAGCCATGTTCATATGGAATAAAAATTGGCTTATATGAAGTATTAGTTCTACTATACACGTCATCAAAGTCAATATGAAGGGTATCACAGCACTTCTCTCCGTCTCTCAGTATTCCGAACTTGGTTGACTTTAAGTACGGCGTATACAAGGATACCTTATCAGAACCCCAGTTACCTAGTTTAAATGCTTCAAAGTCTGCATCTCTAAACTCCTGTCTGCAGTCTGGGTAAATTTCATGATCACCTGCATGGATGCCCATTGCAATTACACAGCTAGTATTTTTTTGTTCTGCAACTGATAATGCAACTGCTTGAATGATTGAACTAAAGATTTTATTTCTATTAGGTACAACCGTTGCTTTCATATTCTCAGAAGCGTAATGCCCTTCAGGAACATCCTCACCGCCTGTAACTAAAGCCGAATTAAGTAATTGACTTAAGCCATCAAGTTTAATTACCTGATATTTAACTACCGGGTAACCTAAAGCAGGTAACTGTTTATTTAAATAACGAACTAAAGAGTCTGCTCTTTCAAGTTCTACTGAATGTTTTTGACCGTAGTCAAAGGATAATGCTGTAACTTCGTAGCCATCGGCAAGTAGACGAAGGAGTAGGGTGGAGGAATCCATACCTCCGCTGAGGCTAAGCACTGCTTGTTTTTTCATATTAATATTTGTTTGATAAATTAATTATAAATTGTTCTTCTTCTAATGTAAGATAAATTCTTTTAGAATACAACTTATCTAGAGCTTGTTTGTAGTTTATATCCTGAAGGTTATCTTGAGATGTAGCTCCTTGTGAGCCTCCGGGGTAGTATCCTTCCCCTACTAACAACTTCATCAAGTCTTTTTTGTCTCGACGATCGCATTGATCAAAAAATTCATCAGTGTCAATATCTGTATAAAATTCTGGCATATCAATTTTCCTGTCTTTCGATCATTGTTAAAAGCACTATCACTAAAGTAATGTGGGTGGTTAAAGTAACACTGTGTCCGGTGATAAGAGTGCTGATAGCTGCTGCGATATTAAATCCGATTGCTAGGCCTAATAGTCTGTTTTTGTTTCTGCCAGTCATATTGAAAATTCCTTTCTTTTATTGTAGGTTGATTGCCCGGTACTAAAGTAACCGATAAGCCAGTTCTCCGGGTACATTTGAACCCAGCCTTTGTAAGATAGATTACTTACATACTTTCTGTCTGTTGGTATTCCAACGGCGACTGCAGCAGTGTGAACTTGTTTTCCTAATTCCAGGCCTGCTGCCTTCCCTAGATAATCGTAAAGTGATAAAAATTTTTCCATAACTTATTTTTTTATTATACCTAAATTTACGAACTTTTTTTCTTATTCACAACTTTTTTCTTCTTTTCTTTTAAAGAATCTAGATACTCTTTTGTGTATTGATGCTCTACTTTGAATGGTCCGTAAGCTGATTTACTCTTATCGTAATGCCAGGTTGAGACAGTCCCGTCGTCGTTTGTATATACTCGGGTGAACTTCTGTAGAGGCTCGGTCTGAGTCTTTGGAATGTAAGCCATTGTTAGATAGGCATTTCAGGATCAATAACGTACTGCTGCTCTGTGTTTAATTTTTCGTAGAACTGCCCTTTAGCTATTTTATAAATTTCATCAATGCCGTCAATGTTGTGGTTCTTGGCCAGGTGCAAAATGATATCCTGATTCATTGAAGCATCAACAGAGGCTACTACCATACCTTCCGGAGTTAGTTTTTCAATTGTTATTTTATATTCGTTGTTCATTTTGTTTTTCAATATACTCATTATAATCTCTGCATTTAAGACCCCACTGTAGTCCTACCCACATCATCTCTCTTTCGGCTAGTTTAGCAGATAGTCTTAAACTTTTCATAAGGTATTTTTTACCCCATACTTTCCAGTCTTCATACTCCTGCATGGTCATAGTCCATTCCTGAAACCAGTTATCCTCCCTGTCTTTAATGTCGTCATAAGTGACTTCATGACCGGCAATGATAAACATTTCATTAATTAGATCAATGACTGCTTTTTCCCGTTTTTGTTCTCTGGTTAATCGTTTTTTAGTTTCCATAACTCATAATTACTATTCCGTGTCTTAAACTTAAGATACGAACCATCCTCAGAAGATTCAACTATTTCTGTAATATCTGTTGTCATCCAAGTAAAGTAATCATTGAATGGAGACATAAGTAATGATCGACCAACAGCAGGTTCATTATGTTCGGCTTTAAAACGACCTTCTTCATTCCATTCTAACCACTTAACATCTTTAGATTGATTAGTTAGCCCATCACGTTCACGAACTAATTTCCAATTGAATTCATTTTCAATTACTCCTTGCTCAACAGCAATCCTTAACACATTATCTTCTGTTAGGATCATTGGTATTTTATCTTGTTTAAGTCTCATATAAGGTTATGTTTATTCCTTTTAAATAAAAATTTAATACATCCTTTCCAAATTAACAATCTACATTTCCAATGTGGCAACCATCCTGCAGCATACTCTTCTGTAGTGATTAAAATATAATGTGCATGAATTAAATCATTTTCCCATCCTGCTTCAGTTAAACTAAATTCAATATCTGCTCGACTACCCCTAGATCTAAAATAAAAATAGTATCCTAAAAACCAACCTTCAGCTTGTACTGGGCAGTTACCCCACGGTCTGTGCTTCCACTTTATCATTTTGTATTTGTATTAATTCTTGTTTTACTTTTATATAATATTCTTTAGACCCATCTTCAATTTCATTATCAATATCACCTCCCCAAGGAGCAATTCTTATCATCTCATCAATACAGATTAAAGCACAGGTAATTGCTTCTTTGTATCTCCTATCACAGCTTAACAATCCCCTATCTAATGAACCATTGTTGGGTAATTGGTAATAGAATTTACTAATCAAGTTCCTTGCCGGTGTTGGTTTTGTTATCTGTTCTAGCATTTTCTAATTCCTCTAATTGTTTTTCTAAACGATCAATACTACCCCAGATGATACTTGCATTAGGATCTAGTCGTTTAATTTGTTCTACTAAGTCCTCTTGCTTACCTCGGATATAAAATCCCCTCTCAATATCATTAGCTAAATCTTGTAAGTGTTTAGATGCTGAAGTATAAATTCTTAAATCGTAATGAGTCCATTTAGTTTTATAATCTGTAAGGCGAATGCCTTTAGTTAACTTGATAAATAAGTCGCTTAATTTTCTATTACGTACCCGTACTATTGAACTATCATTACCAAACACATCTAAGAATCTAAGGAACCATCTTGGACAGAACTTAGGTTTTGCTTCATAGTCCATAGCTAATACTAACGGGTAGATAGCCTTAAAGCAATCCCCTTCCTCGTTATAAGGAACTGAGCCTAAGTAAGAATAAGTTTCATAAAAGTCCTTAGGAAAAAATATTGGTCTAATTTCTCTCCATCCTATATTCATAGTATGAATCATTCCTTTCTTCCTTCCTTTCCAGAATAAGAAACAGTACTTAATAGTAGTTAAACGTTCTTTAAACGTAGGCGGTTTGTAAAATTTACTTCTCATAACTTATTTATTTCTATACTCTAAAGATACGAACTTTAATCCAGAAAAACAACTTTATTTTCTATAGGATCCCAATCAATAGTCATTGGTTTTTGAGTGTACCTGTACCTTTCGTCTAAGACTGATGCATTAAAGAAATGAGTGTCTCCGTTAAAGATATAACCGTAGCCTGTATGTATATGACCACACACGTGAATCTTTGGCTTAACCTCTTTAATCCTTTCAGTTAGTAGCTCACACCCTAAGTTCTCATAGCGTCCAGCAACACAATCCAAATAACCACATGCCGGAGAATGAGTAACTAGAATATCAACATCGGTAGGAATCTTCTGCCATACTTTATCTAATTCATCTCCTAGACGGGGTAGATTAAAAGCCCAGTTGTGAAATTCTGGCTGCCAAGGTGATCCGTAAATATGAATGTTATCAGCAACTCCGGGGATGCTTAGCTTTAGAGATGAATCCTGAAGGTAGTCAATATCGCTTTTGTAATGGCTTAGTAGTCCCTCAACTCTGTCAGGGTGCTTTTCAAAAAAGAAATCGTGATTACCTGCAACACAGACCTTGGTTTCATAAGAACCTAATCCGTAAAACCAATCCATCCATTCTTCAACTTCATACTGACTACCTACTGAGGTCATGTCTCCTGCAAACAAAAGTAGATCTCCTCCCGGTAATTGTGAGGTGATGTTGTGTTGCTTGTTATGCGTGTCTGAGATAAGTGTAATTATCATATTTAATATAAATATACGAAAAAAGGCTCACCGAAGCAAGCCTTTCTCTAACTTTATTTTACATATGGGACCACCATGCAGTTTATTTTAAAACTGCAAAATTTAAATCTGAGATTATTTTTGCTGCCATCTTCTTATGACCAGATGCTGTCATGTGGCATAAAAAATCTCCACAATCTGTTCTTGAGATACAGTGTGTTTTTATTACTTCAGCACCGTGAATTGAATCAATCAGTAGTTGTTGAAATCTAGCATAACGCTGTGGATATTCTCTATATGCTTTTCTACTTCCAACCTTAACACAGGTCAGTGGGTCAAACCCCGTAACTACTACTGCCTTAACGTTGTGTATCTTACATAAATCAACTATACGTTGAATGTTCCTAACTGCTTTTATAGGTGCTCTGTTACCTGCCATGTCATTTGCTCCGCCGTAAATAAAACAATAATCAAATCCTGAGTTTATGTTTTGTTTAGTTGTTTCTAGCATCCATGTGGTTTGTTTACCCCCAACGGCTGTGTTTAGGTAACTCATGCCTGTTTTTGTAGCTACCTGATGCTGCCATCCAAAATCAAAGGCTGTATGTGAATCACCTATGAATAAGACTTTTTTACCTTTTACACTGTGAATAGTATCTTGTAGTTTAGTAGTATCTACAAATGCAACCTTTTCTACTTTTGTAGTATGTTTAGCTGTTAGGGTGGCTTGTAATATTAACCACCCCGACCCTAAACTTAATACAGTTACTAATATAACATCCCTTAATTTCATTTTACTCTAATTACTTTTTGATTTCTACCATTACTGTAACGTACAATGTATACTTTTTCTGGTTCCATATAATCAACTTGTCTACCAAGTAGATCATAATAACCTACTACTTTTAAATCTTCAGCCTTAACAATATTCTTAATCCCATTAGTATTACAATCAATAGTAACTTTACTCATTAAAAATGTGTCTTGGTAATTGCACCAGTTAAATACCTGGTTAATAACCAAGTAACGACCTTCTTCAGGGTATGTGTAGTTAAATAATCTACTTTCATGAATTGTATCTAAATCAGTATCTGGAAAGTCGTATAAAGTATATAGTTGATTTGTAGTGATTGAATCCCATTCACCTTTAGTAAGGTTATCAAAAAATCGACCGCTGTAAATATAGTAGTAATAACTGTAACAAGTATCTCCTTTAACTAAAGTAGCAGGTGATATTTCATAATAAAAATTCTTACATGATTTTTTCGTTTTACTAAAACCAATTTTATCAAAGTATTGAATGTCGATTTGTCTATACATTGTTGTATCACATTTTTTACAAGTGTTCCAAACTTTAACATACAACTTATACTTACCTTTAGCATTAAATGTAACATCAGTGTATCCTCTAAAGTCTTCTAATGTATCGACTTTCTTAGTTTGAAAATCATAAACCATAAACATCCAATTCACACAACTATCATCTCCTAATCCATCCCCTGATAGTTTAAAACGATAATAATTTCTGTTGTTTGATTGAGAAAGGCTTAAATAACTCCAATTGCATTTTGCGTAACTGGTCGTTACTGATATCATCAGCATTAGACCTAATATAATTTTTTTCATTTTAAGTTTCTTGTTTCAATTGTTAATATTTTAATTTTAGATGTTTGAAAGTTCATATAAACATAAACAACAGCAACTAACTCACTAGCTTTGTAAACGTCAATAGTAAATTCATTTTGTTCAAATTTTTGTTTTATTTCTCCAAACTTTAGTTTTTTATTTTTAATAAATTTTAACCATTTTTCTTGAGCATGTTCCGGTATTAAATACTCACTTTTGTAATCAAATTTACCTTTAGGTAGTTGATATTCAAGTTCATCATCAACTAATTCTTCTAAGTTGCCTTTCATTAACTGATTAGCTAAATCATAAGCATTAAACATTTGTGCTTGTGTATTACTAAATACACTTAAACATAGTATCAATAATAGTTTTTTCATTTTCTCTATTATCTCCCGTAAAACGTATTATACATTGATTGCCAAAGACTGCGTTTAATTCTACTAATCTTCAAAGAGAATCTACTTCTTAAGCATCTGAATTCATATAAGTGTGGTTTCTCTCTCAAGCTTCTGTTGTAAGCTTTAACAGCTTTACCGAACTGCGCTTTATACTGATCGAATAGTAAGAAGAAGAATTGTCTTTGGTGCATGTTTTCAAAGATCCATTTACCGCCTTTATAAGTTGCAATGTGAGATTCCTGAGTACTTTCGTGTTTACTAAACACATGAAAGCAATCTAGTTCGGCTCTAAAAACGAGACATTCCGTCTCTGAAATTGAGTAAGAAAATGTATTTGTCATAACTTTTATTTGTTTCTTTTTAATCTATACTTAATATACGAAATTCCTGGCAGACTTCCAACTCCTACTATAAACAAAGTAAAAATATTTGGATGCCAGTGCTCTCCACACATTCCTAAAGTATGTTTAACTACCTCTAACATAATCTAAAGATACGAATTATAATTCAGAAAAGCAACTATTAGTAGATTTTACCTTCAGTACCTTTATTAAATTGATATATCTTTTCTTGTATGAGTTGTTTCTTCTTCCACTCAGAAAGATTCTTCTCGTTGTTTATTGCCTCTATTGCTTGCTCAAGTGGGGTGAGTTGAATTTCCGGTGGACCGGTATAAACTTCGTAAGGTTCTTTTTCTTCGTCTTCAATTTGCCAGTCCTCTTGTTCTAGTTTACTATTATAAGTTTCAACTGCCTGCTTTAAGTCTTCGTTCGGTTCTTCCCATTCCTCTATCTGATCTTGTAAATCATCATAAGCCTCAACAACGTTCCTCATATCTTCAACTTTTTCTTCTAAGGGATATTCCTTAGGTTGATCTTTGTGCTTGAAAGCAAAGTTGGCTGCAATAACTAAAGCAATAGCCAGTGGATCGAATACAAAAATAATAATAAGTAGAAACCAGTTAATGATTTTATCCATAGGATATCCGGTCAATCCAGAAAGATACTTTAAAGGTCCTAGTTCAGAAGATGCTGTTGAGTTTGTCTTAACCTGAAGTATCTTATTCTCAATCGAGAAGATTGAATCATTTACTATATCAAGTTTGCTAGAAAGTTTTTCATCTGATTTAGATGCTGATTCTATCTGCTTGTAACTTGCATTATTAGATCTGACTACTAGGTTCCCTCTGCTGTCTGTATATTGATTGGTGGAACTTTTAGACAAAGTGCCTCGTAATTCTGATAAGGATTGCTTTTCTTTCAGGAGATTGTCTCTTGTATCTTCAAATAATTTCTTCTTAGATTCTAAAGTAGCAATCTGCTGAGTGGTGATTTGATCCTTATTTGCAGTCTCTTGGTAAGCAGATGATAAGAATCCATAAATACCTGCTGAGGTTATTAAGATTAACACAAAGGCTGCAATAGTTAGATAGGTTCTTAGAACCTTATTCAGACTGTCCCAGTATTGGTATAGTAGTGATGCAATTACTAGCTTAGATACTTCTAAAGATCCTGCCATGATTCCAACTGCAAATGCTGCTCCGGCGAATAATTTCATCAGTCCAGACACGGAATAAAAACCGGCTGAGGCGGAGACTGCTAAAGCCGATAACGCTATGATATAAGGAAAAAGTTTTTTACCCATAGACTTAATATAGGTGTGTTAATAAAAAAAGGCAAGTTAATTCTTGCCTTCGTTTGTTTTATGTTGATCTATTTTTTTAAGTATTTCTGTGACTAATTCATTTTTAATGAACCCTGCATCGGCAGCATTCTTTAATGAACTTATAATCTGAAAGACTATTAACGGTAGTAAGATTGTCTCTGATAACCAGCCTGTGCCTTTGAAGCCTTGTTCTACCATTAATAGGACTGTTAAGGTTAAGATCCAGGCAACTAAAGTTTTTAATACTCTGATTGCTTTGTAGGTTTTAAAGCCTTCTCTTTTTATTCCTGCAATGATTCCAAAAAAACCATCCATAAAGATTACAGCAACGATTGCCAAATATTGGTCGGCATTATCCATAGCTAAATTTAAAAAGTAACTGCAGATGAAGGAAAGGGCTGCGGTAGTAGTGAGTATGGTGGTCTTCATTTTCATTGCTAGATTATCCTATAATGTCGTCTAGGTGATCAGGTACTCCATCTCCGTCAACATCTGCAATTTCACTATACCCTAATGCTTTCATAAAGTTAGCTACCCGGTCTTTTAAGTCTCCATCACTATCAGCAAACCAATCTTCTTTAATAACGTCATGGCTTAGTAAGACAGTTAGAGCTGTGTAAAGCATATCCACATCATCCACAAGGTAGATGTCTGGTGTATGAAAGTCTAAACTGAATGCATAGTCATCTATTTGAGGTATTTTCAATAGGTCATTTGTTTTACCTATTTTCTTTTCTGTAGGTCT